AAGAAATTAAGAGCAGCCACAGTGTGGTATGGATCTGATGGGCCTTTTCTAGATGCAAGCCCAAACCTTGTGTTGGAATCGGCAATATTTGTACCGTTTTTCCTGAACCAAATATCAATGTCTTCAGACTGGTTGGAATAATTAACGAGCTGTGCACTGAACTGAATATTGTACGTACCTGCGGTATTGACGTAAATCCTTGAAGTGTTGGAAGCGTCTACACCAACACCTACTGAGTAGGAAGTTGAGTTGAGCGTTATCGGGTACGCAGTTGTTGTACTAGCAGCAGTTTGATCTGTTGTATCGTAGAAAGCACCGTACGGGAGTACAAAATTATCAAACCTAGAAAAATAAAGGCGTAAGACACGATTAAGTTCATTAAATTGACGAACGTCATACTGCGGCGCTGGCAGCGGTAAAACAGGAGAAACAAAATTAAAGTAGCTCATCGCTTACCATCAGGTCTTACATCAAGTCGATGCGAGCCAGACTGCCACTGAACACCTAAACCATCCGAAGAAATCCTAAACGCCATCTGTCGTCCACGAGCACGCACAAACACCTGCTCTGTGTACTGGTCCAACGTTGCATAAGTTGAGGCTACATTTTGAGAATCAGACGCTGTGTTCGCATAAGCCGATCCAGAAAACCTTTTGGGCCTCATCGTTAGCGTCACTGTCGGTGTAGCAGCAGTTGAGTTTGTAAAATTAAAATCAGGCAGTAATCGACGAGTAAGCATGAACTGCTCGCCATCACCGAGGTCATAATCAGACGACTGTATATAGGAAGTCATCGGAGCATCGCCGTCATTTACTCCAACCTCATGCTGATATTCATACCCCACTGTATCGTTTTGTCCAGTGTATGCAGCAACGGGATTAGCTCTTAATGCGGTATCAAGCCAAGCTGTACGAACTAAAGTACCGTAGTACCAAACACCTTCTAAGTGGTTAAAGATGACGTATCGATCATTCCAATCTGAATTAGCACTTGGGTAAAACCACCAAATTTCGGTAAACCCTTCATTAGTGCCACATACAATTTGATTTGCTTGATCAAAGTTTATGTCTTGGAATACATACTGCCTTATCGTACAAGGTAGAGTTTGCACCTGCCCTGAGTAGACATAAAACTTATCTTGGCCCATCCAATAGGTTACGTTATTTGCCGTTGTGACTGCGCGAGGACTGATAATAGATATGTTATCAGCTAGTTCTTGTAAAGAAAAAACATCCAAAGTACCTGTATATTGCAACGAATATAAAGATGAATTTGTGAAAACAAGAATTTCTTGTCTTGTTGATATCCCACGAACAATTTCAGAACCGCGTGAAACTCTAATAAACCCAGCAGAGTTTGTAATTAGCGGAGTCCATAACTGTGGTTCATCTTGGCTTGCCCAACGGATAAGTAATGGGTCATAGTCCCCAGGCAACCCAGCATATGGTTGACATCCTAGCGCAAGAAGATGTTTATCATTTTGCGATACAAGAATCTGCATCGCCCTATCAGGTACATCCGCCGCACCCGGCAAAGCAGAAAGAAGTACAGCCCGTGTAGCTAACGCAGTATCTGGTGAAGTGATAGACCCACGGGACCAATAATAAATAGCGCCCTTTCGGATATTCATTACTAGGTCGTTGTCAAAATTATCAAACCACCAATCACGTTGAATTAAAGCAACTGGGGTAGGCGCAGATAGACCCCACGGCATACCGCCCCAAGTACCCGCGCCCCAACCATATCCGTAAGTCGTAGCCGCATATCCAGAAGGTATGCCGTAATAAGCGTTAGTAAGCGTGCCGCCGTTACCTACATCTGAAGAATTAGCAAGTACAGGAACAATCTGAGATTTATCGGTAGACCTAGCCTGTATGGTGTAGGTACTAGAATCTACTCTTGTAATTTCATAATCTTGGTTTAAAACTTCAGCGGTTATATTCCCGCCAAGCGACACAGCATAAGCGTAGGTAACAAAATCACCAGTCTGAGAACCGTGATTAGGGTCAGTAACCGTTATTGTGGAAGACCCATCAGATGCGCTAAAAGATATCATGGTGTATACACAACTGTATCTACAGAGCCTGTAGAGTTAACGCCGGAAAGAGCAACCGTACTAACTACAGACTCAATAGAATTAATTTCCCCTGAAGCCTCAACAGAAGTAATAGGCATACTAGAGACTACAGAACGTTCAATCGGGGTTATATTATAAAACTGACCCCCTACTTCAATATAAACATGATTGTTAGTACCTACAGCAAGTAAGTTGTCGTTGTAAGACGTTATCCAATTAAATAACTGCCTTGAAGTACCAAAATAAAAATAAGGTGTAGCTTTTTGCCAGCCCCCAAGTTTTTGCGGGTAGCCTGAAAAGAAACGAATCTTGTCACACTCATACCAGCCACCTTCACCGGAATAGCTAGTTTGATCTCGGTTAATCCCTGGACGAAAATTAAGTTTGAGGAATGGCACGCTTCACCTCATTAAGGCAGCTTCGGCAGCACGTCGGCGGGTGAGGCCGGGGAGAACACGTCCGGCAGCTTTATTCCAGAGCATACATTGGTCTGCTGCACCATCCCAATCCCCCGCATCAACGCGCTTCTTGAACGTAGAAACCCGATAGTTTCCTAGGCCACAATTGTAGACCCAGCTAGTCACTGCGGCAATGCGTCGGGGTAGTGCAGTTTGAATTTTGGGTGAGAGCTTGGTTATGCCCTGTACGAAATATTCTATGTGATGGTCAAGCGCCTCTTCGCACTGCTGCATCGTCCAGATGGTGCCGGGGTTGATGTCTGGACCGGTTGCACCCCAACCAATTGTCCAAGGGTGCCCACGGGTTCCGGGGTCGGGATAAGCTGTTACTCTTCCGTCAGGCAAACGCTTTGCTAGCCCTTCAAAGGGCTTGATCAATACATCCTTGCAAAGCTTCTTGGCTTCATTCACTGCCGGACCTTTCACCCACTATCTTATTGACCTGCTCCCAAAGAGCCGTGATCTGTTTGTCGTAATTCTTTTCAAGGTAATCAACTCTGACTTTGAGCGTTACTGCATATGCTGCTATGCCAACCACCGCAACCCCAAGAAACCAAACCTTGGCAAGTGACTCGGCAATTGTTTCCATTATGATTTTTGGTATTTTTCTATGCTTCTGCCAACGAACCAAAAACTAATCATCATGTTAAGCATTGCAAAATCATCTTCATCGTATGACTTGGTTAGTACCTCAGCCCAGTTTGCGTTGGTTTGAAATGCAATCGTTAGACCGGCTGCTTTAACAGCCACATACACGCCAAAAGCAATCCAAGTAAGGCCCGGACGGGTAATAGCAGTGATAAAAGACGCAAGCCACCCAGCTTCCTTAGCAGTGGTAGCCTGTTCCTTAAATGCCTCTTTAATCGTATCCATCTGTGAAATGGAGTAGTCAACATACTTCTCCTCCATGCGGAACTCGCCGCGCAGCTTTTCCAAGTCCGTCTGAAGCTGGAACATAGACAGCTCATGCTGGCGCTCGTTCTTTTTGTCGAGAAACTTCAATATTTCAGGGGCTAACCTGAATAAGCCACCAAAGATGGAGCCAAGTAAGCCGCCTGAGAGAAGATCAAACATGACTAACCACCAAAAGGCGTATCCATCATGGGCGAGCCAGAAAACGACCCATCAGGAATAACAAGGATGACAGCCATAATTTACTCCTTGGGGTATTTATTTTTGATGGCAACAATGGCATCAAACATGTTGGCTTGCGCCTCACCGCCCTTCCACAGAGCATCCAGTTGATCGCCAATCGTTGGGTACTCGGCACGGCGCTTGGCATAGTAATCAGGTATATCAGGCCGCACGATTTCTGACTTCTCAATCGGCACGGTCTTTGTCTCGCCCGTGATGGGGTCAGTCACTTCCCGTGTCTTGGGTGTCAGTGCTGCCCATGCCGCTTCCTTAGCATCAATCTGTGCTTTGATCGCAGCTTCTGACTGAGCCATAAAGGTTGTCAGATCGGTATTAGGCGGTACAAACGTCTGCCAATCGTAAGTCAGGCCGTTATGCGCTACCTTGATATATGCCAAGGCACGGTTCTCACCCCCGCCGGGAGTTGCCAAGCCTTCAAGTGAAATGCTCATTTGATTGCCTCAAGTCTGAAGTTTTTACCGGGATGCGGCCCTGTTGCTGGCAGGATCTGAATATCTTTGAACCCCACTGCCTCGCACAAGTCCGATAAGGTTTTGGGCGTATAGCCCCAAAGATGCGGTGACAAAGCACCCTTTTCCTTGATCTCAGGATCGTCAGGGTTTTCTACAAATGCACCGTAAATTGCCATCGCTGTTGCGTGTTGATCTACACCTTCTTGCGTCAAGTAATCTTTACAAAGCTCGGCAAGATCTGGCTGCTCAGAAACAAACTTCGCTCCCGGCTTTAAGGTCTTAAGCCACTTGGTCAAGATCTCTGGCGCACGATGTTGGGGTAGATGCTCAATTACATGGTTGGCAAGAATCTCATCAGCACAATTCTCAGGCAAGTCCACCTCAAACAAATCCATGCGGATGTCAGCGCGGTCACTGTATCGGTCAATGCCAATGTACCCATCGCGGCGGTCTGTGCCGCAACCCATGTTGAACTTGATGGGCTGACCTTCTTCAATAAGACGATTGATGATGCCTGCATACTTAGGCTTGACACCTGTACCTTCAGGCAAGCGATCATGCCAGCGGCGATCAATGAAGTCCTTGTCATCCAGCGTCAGGGGTCTGGTAG